ATCGGGTACTTGAATTTGTCCTAGCACACCGTTTTGGTTAGGAGTATTTCCGTATTTGTAAGTTGGATCACTGTAGTAGTATTGATAGTATTGATACCACATGTTGCGTATAAGATCACTGTGATCATCATTGAATACAATCTGTGCTGGTTGATAATTGATCTTAGTCTGTACCAATCGTTTACGATTGTACTGGTTCATTTCAGCAACAGCAATTTCGTAGCTAGGCAACTGTGCCGTTTTGACCATAAGGCCAATGGTGTTAGATTTACCACCTGAAATTAAATTGGCTACCGCCGGTATATTGGTGTTTAGATTAAAATAAACATAGAATAGGAACTTGTTGCGAGGAACAAGATTATAGCTGCCACCAGAGACACCAAATGTCTTACTAGAATGGGTATAATCTCTCAGCCCTTGACCAGGCGGAAAGGGTTGAAGATATTCATTGGCCATTGGCTATTAGCCTGTTGCGGCGCCGTTAAGCCTTTGACTTTGTACTGGAGAAGGTGTACCAACACCGCCACCGATTGTTTGTAAAGCGTTGTCAAAGCGGATGGTCATGGACATTGTCATTACTTCGTTGCTAGAATAGTCAGCATTGTTATAGTTAACAGCTTGCAAATAACAACCTAGGATGTTCCACTCTTCTAACGGAATAGGTTCACTTGCGCCATTGCCGCCGTCTAATACCTGGAATACTGTGGTAAACTTATAGTCAATACCAGCAGAAGCACTGCTTTGTTCCATAAAGTCTAATTGTTTCTGGAGTTGTTCACCTACCAAACGTGTAACACTACCGCTGGCATCATCACGTAATTGGCATGTAATATCTGTCCATTCATGCTTACCAGCTAAACGAATTGTACTATTGTAAATAGGAAGATCAATGTTACCAAAAGTAACTTGTGGGCGACTAAAATCCATAACTTGTTTAGTTAATTCTGTTGTTTCTTTACCTATTCCAAATCCTAAAAAAGTAACGCGGAAGCGATACTTGAGTTTTGGCATTAACAAACCTTGTGATGGGCTGCTTTGATCGCTGGCCAACGGTACGGTCAGTTTAGTTAATGATGATGTGGCCATTTGTTATTCTCCTAATATACTTTATTTATGGTATTTGGCCCGGGCAATTTTTAGGTTGCCCGGAGTCAATTATGCTGATGCCTGTGCAGCTATAGTTCCTGTGTTCTGAATACGCATTGGTATGTAGATAAATTCTACAGCCTTGACTGGCTCAATTGCAATATCCACATACAACTCGTTGGCATCAATCGTTGCCGGAGTATTATTTGTTGTATCGCAAACAACCAAGTAATCATACAAGCCACGTTTGTTAACCAGGTTAACCATGAGTGATGTGATTTGTGCTTGGATCGCGCTACGAGTAATAGTATCGTTTGGTTCAAACAAGTACTGGTTACCAATGATTTCTAAACGTCCACGGATATATGCTACTAAACGTGCTACGTTGATACGATCAAGTGCTGTAGCATTACCTTGTAGGGTGTGGTTACCAAAGTTGGTGATGCCTGTTCCAGGAATGAATGTGATCGGATTTATATCATTGGTGTACAATACATCACGTAGTCCTTGATTAACGCCCAATGGTTGGAATTCACCAGTTTGAGCCTGTAAGTAGCCAATCTGCAGAGCATTGTCTACTACACCGCGGCGCAGACCAGCTGGTGCAAACCATGGATAAGCTACACTGTCGCTACGGATAATTGTGCGTAACATCATGTGACTTGGCGCTGTAACTACCACGTTGCCTGTCAGGTCAGTTGTGGTACAACTTGGATAGAAGGCAGCACTATATGCATCACCTTGTGCTAAATTGCCATCACCGGTAGAAAGTCCTAGGCCGTTGTTGTTAGTAGCCCAGGCTACTACATCGGCTGGAGTTAAACGCAACGGTGTGTCAACTACGCTGAATGCTGTGTCGCCACGATCGTTGTTGAGAACACGCATTTCTGGTGCCAACTCTGGATACTGTGGGCAAACAATCAAGTTGTACTGTGCTTGTTGTTCACGCAATTGTGTGCTAGTGTCAATGGCTTCTCTCAATGCCTTGACAATCAAATAACGCTGAGCATGGCGTCCCATGTTTGGACTACCATCAGCACGGTTAGCACTTGCTGTTACCCAGGCATTAGTTTGACTTGGGTAATCATAACTAGGAGCAGATGCTTCTACCCATGATGGAATAGTTGGATAATTTGCCTGTGTCAAATAGTTAACTTGGAACGACTTAACATTGAATCCGCTACGACGTGTATTCCATAACAACATGCCTTCTGGATATAGCAATGGGTTTGGAGCATCAAGATCCAAATAGTCACTGGTAATCAAAGGTGTTGATCCTGTAGCAATTGGAGGAATAGGATCTGTAATTGGATTGGTTGTACCATTAGGTGCCCAACGTGCATCCGCAAACAATATACCATTGATTGTAGTTTGATCTGCATTATTGATCTCGACCCATTGATCTTGGCCGTCAACTGTTTCCCAACGGCTAATCAAAGGATAGTTTTCCAAGTCACTGGTATTGATCCATAGGTCACCATAGACCAATGGGCTTTCGGCTGTATCAGTCTGTGTAGTTGGTGCTGTGGCGCTGAATATTGGACCAGCATCATTGGTAGTACTTAGATTGTAACCACGAACATCGTTGGTAACATTTTGATAGCCCATCCACTCGCCATTATTTTGGATCATGATGTCAGCTGTAGTAGCATCACTGTAATACCAGTATGTTCCATCAGCTGGATTGATTTCAGGAGCATTAGCTGCGGCTATGTAAGTAAATGTTGGACTTCCAACCCAGTTACTCAAAGTAATTCCGTCTGCGCTGCCATCTACATAAGTGTTACGAATACCTGCGACCGATGTGGTAAATCCAGCATCATTCAATGGGGTATCTGTACCATCAACTAGATAAATGTCGCCACCTGTAGAGTGGGTAAACACTATAGCACCAGCACTATTAACTGAGGCGCTGACATTGTCAACACCTGCGGCACTAACCGCGGCTATAAAATCAGCAACAGTAGTACCATTGATAGTAACTTCTACTGGAGTTGTCACTGTGGCTGTTTCTGGCTCAGTAGCTGACAAGGTAAATGTAGATTGATCAACAAAAGTTGGATTACTGTTTGTGCCAGCAATGACCGTGGCGCCTGCGGCAACACGCTCAAGAATCAACAATCCAGCAGTGCCGCTGTTTAATGGATCAATCTGTCCATATGTTGTGCCAGCTGGAATACTTTGGCCGCCATTAGCAGGATCTAACCCATACAATGCAGCCGCATCCGTGGTGTATACTGGGCAACTTTGTAATACATAGGTACCTAGTGTACTGTTATAGTTCTTAACTTCTGTCAACATTCCTTGATTGACTGAGTTAGTTTGTTGGAACACTGATCCAGTAGGAGCTGGCTGAGCCTGACCTGTTCTCCAACGTGGAGCAGAGTAGTTAGGACCAAAATCATATTGTGGAGCAAAGTATTCGCCAGCAGTAATGCCCAGAGTAGTCAATGCTGTACCAGTATAATTTTGAATATAAATTACACCACCGTTAGCAGCAGAGTCTACAATAGTTCCACCAGACACATAAGAAGCTGTTGTGGTGCTAGCATAGGACACAGATGTAGTTGTGCAGGCTGTTACAGTATAAGTTCCATTGTAACCTGCTGGGTTTACACTAGCAACTGTAATTGAATCACCAACTGCATAAGGAGCAGTAGCTTGTGCCGTAAAGGTCAATGTTGCTACAGAGCCTGTACCACTTGCGCCAGTTACAGTTAAATTATCTCCAGATGCCATACTGTCTGCATACAAGGTTAATTTTCCGCCAATGTTAGCAGCATAAACACCTTCGGTATTAAGCGCACTATTGATCTGGCCAGCCAAGTACTGTACTGTATTGTTAGGTGAACCGGCTACTGTAATGTTTGTACCATTGATTCTAATTACACTACCTGGGGTAATACTAGTAGGTGCGTTAATACCTTGTACTGTTGGCCAAGCTGTTTTCCATTCGTCACTGCCAATCAATACCCAAGTGTTATATAAATCTTCAGCGGTCATAGCATCTTGTTGCCAGCCCGGAGCCTGGGTAAGTCCGTTGACTGTTGTAGGACCGCCACGCTTAAAATAAGTTGGATTGTTGACGTTTGTTGCTGTAACTGCATAGTCACCAATGCTGCCATAGCTGGCCAAAGGTACTGTGCTTGATGTTTCTAAATAGGTAGTGTCTGTGATTACACTGGCTGTTTTTTTGGTAAATGCCGAAGTGGAAATATTCCACTCATTGATGCCCCAACGACTGTTAGTTGTATCTAACCAATATGTGCCGTTAGCTGGTGCACCAAATGGACGGGTTAATGTAGCGGTAAGAGCAGCCAAGTCAATGTCGGCTCGCAT